TAGCGGAGTTCATCGCCAGCATCCGCGGGATACCGCCCTTGTCGCGCACCTTGTCCTTCGCGTTCTGGATGTCCGCGAAAGGATCGGAATTGTCCGCGTCGGTCCACTGCTTGTTGCCGATCAGCGCGATATAGTTGCTGAGCTTCCAGGAACCATCCGCGTCGTAGTTGTAGGTGTAGTCCACCCCGTTCGCCTGGATCGTGATGCCGACGTTGCCATCCTTGGCGAACAGCAGTTGCATCCGCTCCCGCTCAGCGACCACGCGGGCGCCCTCGATGAGCTGTCCGGCGTCGTCAAACACGGTGGCGATGATCTCACGCACGTAGGGGTCCTTGGTGTCGATGGCCCGCAGAACGTTCTGACGGTCCTTCTCCTTGATCTTGAAGCCCTCGCGGAAGAACGGCATTTCCGTCTCCACGGCCTTCACGCCGATCCTGTCGCGGTAGGTCGCCTGCGCGTCGAAAGCGGAAGGCATCAGGGCGACAGGCAGGCCCTTATAGCCCCTGAACCATTTCAGATCCAGACCGGCCTTCTGCTTCCTGGGAAACAGGGCTTCACCGAGATACGGGTCCGCATTCGTCTGGGCTTCATTCCAGTTCATGCTGATCGCCGCGGGGGAGACCAGTTTCAGAAAAGCATTGAAATCCATATTGTTTTGCTCCTTTCATTCGTTTTGTGTTTCTTCGCCTGCGTTCTGTGTTCTACACAGGCGCGAAGGGGTCTAAGGGGCGTTTTCACGGCCGCTGCCAGTGGCAGATAAAGGTCGTGGAAACGTTGTTCTACGCAAAGCCCCCTTTACTTCATTCCGGCCACTGTATATACCGGAACATGTGGCCGCACCCTACCCGAACATCCGCGTAAATGGGGATCTTACTCGCTCTGCACAGGGAGCAGAAGTAAAGATCCTCACTCAGCATTCCACGGTTCGCGTCGCCGTAATTCACCCAGTCGTACCACGGATAGCTCGTCTTGCGGAATACCTCCGTGGAGATCAGCGCGCAACCCATTCCGCCGCCGTGAATCTCAATCTTCTTCACGCCGTCGTCCGCCATCTGCCGCAGTTCGTCAGCGGTGTATTGCGATTCCGCCGGATAGTGGTAATACTCCTTGCCGTTCGCGTCCTTCAGCCTGCATATGCACATCCGACCCGTATAGTTGTTCTTCGGGTCCCGGTGGGCGTAATAGCCGAGATTCACTTCCTTTGCGTCTTCCAGCAAAAGCCTCAGTGCGTCCTTCGGAAGCACAACGTCGTTATCCACCGTCAGCACGTAGTCCGCACCGAGATCCAGCGACTTCTGCGCGATCCTGTTCCGCGCCGTGGCTACGTCATAGCCCCTCACGCTTTCAAACAGGCACTCATGCCCGCCCTTGTCCAGATCCCAGAGACTCTTGTACGTGTCCGGATAGATCGTCTCAAACGTCGGTACAGCAATGAGTATTTTCATCGGTTACCCTCCGGTCAGGTCTCTCCGGTTTCGCCGGTGGCACCGGTTTCACCCTGCGCGCCGATGTTGGTCCGGAAGATGATTCCGGGCAGCGCGCTGTACAGGGCGTCCACATAGCTCACGCCGCTGTGCGCCTGTGCCTTGGTCGCGTCGATGATGCCCTGCACGACGATCGCGCCGTTGGGATTGGACGCGGGTTCCACGTCATACAGCAGGATTCCGACCGCACCGCTGCCCGTGGTGCTTTCGCCCGCTTCGGTCAGGGGAGTGCCCGCCTTGACAATGGTGCCGCTGCCGGGGGCCGCCACCTTGATCGGAATGGACTGATAATCCTTGCTCGCAAGGATCTCAACGCCGCCGCCGATTTCAGTCGTCGTAAATTTCATGTAACATTGCTCCTTTCGTTGAGTTTGTTATAAGAACTGTCCTTACCGGACAAGTCCCTTCAGTTGATCGCGAACGGATGTAGCGGACTGTGCTTTCTGCTGACCGAGTTCTTTCGCAAGTCTCAGCGCTTCCTGCGTTTCCTTGTCCTCGCTGCTTCCGCCCGTTCCGGGAGCCGGAATCCGCCCGAACTCCATCCGCAGCGCCTTTTCCTTCGCCGTCCAGATCTTCTGGAACAGCAGCAGGGCGTTCTCGATGTTCGCTGCTCCGTACAGGCTGTCCGCCATTTCTCCGGCGGTCTCTTCGTCCATGGAGAGCTTCCCCATCACGCTCTTGACCGTCTTCGCCTTGGCGACCTCCCGCCGCAGTTCGTCCAGTTCCTGCGCCGCTTTGGTGTCCGCTTCTTCCTTCTCTTTCGCCGCGATTTCCTCCGCGGTCATCTTGGCCTTCAGTTCAGCGTCCTTCGCTTTCACGGCCTTGTTCGCAACGCTGGCCTCGTGGGTTGCTTTGTCCAGGGCCGATTTCTGTTTTGCCATCTCAGCCTGCAAGCGGGCGATCTCGGCGTTCAGCTTTTCCACTTCCGTACCGCCGTTGTCGCCCTGTGTGTCCGCACCGTCGCTTTTCTGAGCGCCCGTCGCGGGGTCTGTCACGTCACCGCCGGGAGCGTTGTCACCGGCAGCACCGGCGCCATCCGCGGCAGGTTCGGCAAAAAACTGAAGGTTCAACTTTCTCATGGCTCATTCTCCTTTGCGCTTGGTATAGCGGATCTCCCCGCTGTCATATTGTGCGTTTATTTATCCTCTGTTCTCTCAGAGTTCGCGTGTGTTTAACGTCGTTTCTCTCCGACGGTATCAAATCAGACTTCCGTCTGTTTCTACCTGTTCCGTCCTTACTTACACCGGTTCCTCTGCTGGAGCCAATACACACCTGCACCCGTAATGTCGCGTCGGCACCTCGTCAATCCGGTACACCTGCCCGTCCCGCGGATAGCACTCGTCGCATACCCGCTCGTCGTGCTGCGTAATCCATTCCACCCACTTCACGCCCGCGTCCTCAAATGCGTCCATCCGGGCGTAATCCACCGCGTTCAGGCAGTATTGCCCGACCTGCCTGGACCAGTACCGCAGCGCCTTCTCAATCTCGCCGTCCCGGCTCTGTCCTTCCGCAACTGCCAGTGCCTCGATCAGCCGGTCCCGTTTCCGCACCGCCTCCGGTACAAACCGGTACAGCGTCACGAAATCTGTCTCTTCCAGCATCTCGTCCACCCAGTCGTTGCTAATGGCTTCCTCCGCTTTCGCGTGGGCTTCCTTCACCTGTACGTCCGCTTCCATCAGCGCCGTCACATAGGCTTCAAAGGCGATCTCGTAATACTTCCTGCGGGCCAGTTCCTCGCTCTGCCGGTACGTCCGCATCACCATCTGGACGATATGCAGCCCGTCAAGGTTCGATACCTTCAGCAGGTCAAAGGCTTTCAGGTTTTCCCGGTTCATTTCCTGAATCGCCTTGTCCGCCCGTTCATAGATGTCCTTCATCAGTACACCCTTGTCGCTTTCTGCGCTTTCCGGCGGCAAACGTAGCTGTCATACTTCTGCGCGTTCGAGGATTTCAGAAACCGCTTCCCGCAGATCGGGCAGATGCCGTACCGGTCGTCATCCACGTCCCCTTCCGCTCCGCTGGTTGTGTCCGCACTCGCCGTACCGCTCACGCCAATACCGGCTTCCTCCGTGTCTTCCGCACCCATCATCTGCGGATCGCTGGTGTTCGTCAGCGCGTCCAGCTGCGCCGCCCGTTCCTCCTGATAGTCGTTGTATTCCTGCGCGTCGCTCTCCGGGTCCATGCTCAGTTTCGAGAACTTGAACGCCTGGATCGCGGGGCATCCGGCGCTCCGCAGGTTCATGAAGGATTGCGTCTTGACTTGCAGATCCTCGTAGCTCCGCCGCCCGAACTTCGGCGCCACGTCGCTCACGCGCAGTTCGTTCAGTTCGTTGTTCTGACGGCAGATTTTCAGCACGATTTTCAGAAACTCCGTTTCCGCCGCCTTCCACATCGCTTCTGTTTCCAGCGTCCGGGCTTCGGCGTTCCACCATCCGTTTTTGATGATCATCGCGCCGTTGTTGCTGCTGTCGCTCGTGTTCCCGTTCCCCTGGCTCGGCATCCCGACGATCTCCAGGATCGTCTGGTACATGCTGTCCACCAGCGTCTGCGTCTGCGTCTGGTCAAGCTGCTCGTT